TATACATTATGCGAAGTGGCCTGTTGACGCTCCTGTGCGGCCTGGCGGCCTATCACTGCTGGTCCCTCCACAGGAAGCGGACTGGACGATGAAGCTAGACACCTACGATCGCGTAGACCTGACCGGCCCTTGGGCCGGTTTTGGTTTTCAGGGAGACCGGATGTTCACTCCCGAGGGACGAGACCTGCACGCCGCAGACATGCGTTTCTGGTCGCTGACGTGCTGCATCGCGCGGGAGTGGTCGCTGATGATGTCCGAAGAGCGGAATGCCCGATCAGAGAACCCGCAGAAGCCTACTGCCACAAGAACTCCGGGATCGCGGATATGCAACGGAGCCAACGTGATCTACCTGCGGGACGTGCTGCTGAAAAGGCGCGAAAAGCGGTCTTCACTGGTGGGTGGCGCGGGGTCCGCCGATAGAGCGCAGGTGGTGCGTAGAACGCGTGGGCCACGAACTCCACGGCGCGGGTGAGGCGTTATCCGTAGGGGCGCTGCCCCTACACCCCTACAATGCCCGCTCATCGTCATAGGAGGCCGCATGAGCTACAGACCGCAGAACAACCATGATGGGCTTTGGTGGGAAATCGCCTTAGGCATTTTCGTAGGCCAGCTGATGACCGCAGCGCTTGCCGGCGTGGTGGCGCTATGCCTGGGATACTTCACCATGCGCAGCGTCAGTGCAGCGCTACCAGTCGCCCCGCAACCGCTGTACAGGCCCCGCACCCAACCTGCAGAACTGCCGACGCTGCAACTACGAGCGCTGGAATCGAACGAACGATGCATTCAACACAAGCGCTTCCGTCGGCTATCTAATGGATGGCAAGAATTGCCAAACGATCCGTGCTAAATCGTGACGCGTCACGAAACTACATCTGCAACGTGGTGGCCGGCGTGCTGGTTGTGGTGCTGTAGGCCTTGTTCTCCGGGAACGTGCCTTGGGTGCGCGGTCCGTACTCGATCACGCCGCCGCGCACCTGGTCGCGGTCAGCGCCGCCGCCGTCACTCCCTGCGGTCGCAACGCCAGCAGCGCCGCCGCTCCCGTCTGGGGCCATGTTGTAAAGCCGTGCGTCCTTCTCACGAATGGGCGCGGTCCAGGGCCACGCGGTGGCCACCATGATGTGCTTGCCGGCCGAAAGACGCACGCCATACGTGACGACGCTGACGCTGTAACCCAGGGCGCGCAACTGCGTCAGGTCAAGTTGCTCAATGACGTTGTTGCTGTCATCGATCCACTGCACCCAGGCGCGATCCTGATCCCCTACCCGCGCACGCGCCGCCAGCCGAATACGGCCCTTGCCGGCCAGCTCGGCGACGTACCGCTGTTCCTGCGTGAGGTCGGCCAACGGATCAGGCGGAGGCGGTTGAATCGGCACGCTCGGCGCGCCATTGGCAAGCCCTGCCCCCACATGCGCAGGCTTGGCGGTCTGACTGGCCGCTGCAACGGGCTTGCTGGGATCGGAGCGATCCTTGGTGAAGTAGTGCACGAAGAAGTAGATGCCGACACCACCGACAACGATGAAGATGACAGCACGCACGGCCATCGCGGCCCACACGTTTTTGCCGCCCTCTTCATAGACCTCAGTGTTTTCCGCGCCCGGCGCGTAGCCGTCATACAACGGAAAAATGGACGGGTCGTACTTGAGCGTCTGGCCACCCACCTTCTCGAATTTGCCCGGCGAAGTCGTGTGGAAATAGGTGACGCGATACCGGCCCTTCATGCCGATGGCGGTCATCTTCTGGAACGTGTTTTTCTTCTCGATACGGGCCTTGACCGCCGAATGCAAGCGGTTGATCCATTGCGTCATGATCACTGCATCGCCGCCGTTCTGGCCGAGCAACGCCCAGAAGTTTTCCACGGCAGGCGCAAGTGGCTTGCGCTCGTTGACGTAGAACTCGTGCACCTCATCGATAACGACCAACGCATCTTTGAACTCGTCCGGGATACACCACTTGCCCGAGTCATCCTGCGTGCATGCGAACAGCTTCGCCACGTCCTTGGTATCGACCAGCACCAGCAGCTGCTGGACGTCGCTCTCAGGAATGCCCAGGTGCTTGGCGATGCGATCAAAGCGCAGACCATTGAGCCGTGCGAAAACGCGCCGACCCTTCTTGAGCGCAGGGAGAATGTGATTCTTTACCGCGTCGTAGCTCTTGCCGGCACGCGGCACACCTTCGTTGAAAACGAGCATGTCACCAAATCCCCACCGTCAAAATTCGACGCAACAGATAGAACACCATGGCCGCACCGATCATCACCAGCGCGGGGCCGATCTTGAACACATCCGCGAACCACAGGATTGTGCTGCCGGCGTTACCGAGCATGCCGCCGATGCTCTGCCCCTTCATGAAATCCGGCATCGGCAACAGCGTCAGCACGTAGAGAATGGCCGACAGCGACTGTTCCAGCCACATCACGAACAGGTCGCCGACGAAATCAACAACCGCTTGCCACACCATCTTGACGGCACGCCACAGCCATGCGGTCAAATCGTTGAACCAGCCTGCTTGCATATCGTCGTCCTCAAGTCACAGCGATGCGGAGCGCGGCATATGCGGCAATCGCCAGGATCACCCAGCCAGCCGCACGCAAAAACGCCAGGAAATCGCCGCCGCAGTGAAAATTGATCGTCATGGCGTTCCACCACTTCGACGCGCCCAACGAGAACACCGGGCACGATCCACCAGACGGAACGGTCATGAAATCGGTAATGCCGCCCACCATCGGCGTAGCACGCACCTGCGTATTGAATTTGCTCAGCACAGACTCAACAGTCTTGCCGCTCTTCTTGTAGAGCTCTGACATGGGAGCACCCTCGCCGCCTTCACCCTCGCCGGGCGTGGTGCCATCACCATCGCCGGGCGTGTCGCCGTCGCCATCGCCGTCACCATCGCCGTCACCATCGCCGTCACCGTCTCCGCCACCGTCTCCGCCACCATCACCACCGCCATCACCACCACCGTCTCCGCCACCATCACCACCACCGTCGCCGCCACCATCGCCGCCACCATCACCACCACCGTCGCCGCCACCATCACCACCACCGTCGCCGCCACCATCACCATCACCGCCGTCATCGCCGGGCGTGGAAGGTGGCGCATCACCGGCGGAACAAGTCGCACCGCTGGGATACATCCCATTGCCCTTTTCGCCGCCAATGGTGAAGTTATAAAAGCAACCGTCATCGCAACTAGCGCCACTACCATCAGACGAACTTGCGCCGATCATCGGCGCGCGCGCCGAACACTGCGTAGTCCAATACGTTTTGCCGCCAATGGCCCCACTTCCATCAGCACAATTAAAACGACCGCGATATGAGCCGCTGCCCTCGCTATCTACTGCGGGGCCGGTGTATGTCGATCCAAACAGAGCGCACGTCTTTGGACCTTCCCGCGCTGCAATACTCTCAGCAGCTTGGAATGCCTGCCCCTGATCGCACGCGTCAGCAGTGGTAAGACATTCCTTTGCGGCAAGCGGCTGCGCAAATACAACTCCCACGAACATGGCAACGATGATGATTAGATGACGATGCATCAAGCGTCCAACCCCTTAACGCCTGCCCAGCCGCACAGCGCGCCCATGAATCCACAGAACAACAGAACGATCATCGCCGTACCCCTGAAAGAGAGAGGGCGACACCGAAGCGCCGCCCTGCCCTCACCACCATTAGCCGAAGAAGCTTGCGACCTTCTTGGCACCCCACTTGGTGAAGCCCACCAAGGCAATGATTGCAGCCGCTGCGATCATCGCGGTAGCAGCTTCGGCACCGCTCACGCCAGTCAGAATGTCACCCATGTTTTCTCTCCTCGTTGATTGATTGATTTACCGGTCGTTGAACATGCCCGCGACGCTGCCGGCGAGGCGTCCCAGGACGAACCACACGATCACAAGGCCGCAGCAGCCGGTGGACCACGCTACGGCGTCCTCCTTGCTGGGCATTACGAACGCTTCTTGCACCAGCGCATACACGCTGTATTCGCTACCAGTGACCAGCACGTAACCACTGCACTCGCCGACCGATTGGCCGGTGGGCACCAACGTGCCATCGGATTGCAGGACTACGCACATAGCCATGGGTTAGCCGACCTTTGCGGGCTGCTGTTGCAGCTTTGCAGTGAGGTCGGGGACAAGCCGAATGCGACGGCCGAACTCGAGACCGCCGAATTTATTGTTCTGCAACGACTTGGGATCGATGATGTAGAAGCCCTCGCCATACGGCGGTTGATCCTCATCCAGACCGATGGTGAACGGCAGCGGGAAATCGCCTTCACGCAGCACAGCGGCGGTCTGCTCACGGAAATGCGTCGCGGGCTTACCCTCGCGCGCGGGGAACGAACGAACAGCGACAGCGGAACTCATGATCTGAACTTTCATAGTTGGACTACCTTCCAAGCGAATGTCCGGCCGAAAATGAATGTGACTTTCCACGGAGACGGCCAGAACTCTCCGGTAAGCCTGTCGAACCATCCGCCCTTTGCTTTGCGGATATCCGCTTCCCCGCCGAGAGCTTCACGCGCGTCTTTGGGTGCTTTCCACCAGCGCAATTCGCGCTTGGATTCGGTGTTGAGTCCACCACAGCCGTGTGTGCGAAATCCCTTGGGAAAAGCAGCAGCTGTAATGGCGGTGAACTTGCTTGCGTATTTGGCGAGATAGCCGACGCAGTTGCGGGCCTTCTCGATTTGGCTGCTGCCATGGGGCCACCATCCGCGTTGATCGACCTTGCCGAAAAACATGCCCTGAGGCACCCACAACATCACGTGGTAGTGCGGGCGGAATCGTTGGGTGAGCTCTCCGACCCATACGTAACGAAAGCTTTCACGGTTCCACCGTGCGCGCCCAGATTTAAGGCGATTGAAGTGGCCGCGCATGCGTTTAAATAGTTCGCTAACGTCACGAGGGCTGCTGTCGCTTCCATCACGGTAGGTGAGCGTGAGGAAATACCACGCACCACGGAAGGAGCCTTTTTTCGCTTCCTGGTCATGCAGACGTGCTCCGGTAATCACGGACTTGCGCAGCCGTTGCGCCCGCGCTTGTAGCGGGTCAATTTCGATGGTCACGGTGCCGGTTGTAGAGGCCCGCGTGTCACTTGTTTTGTAATGGACAAGCCCAAGGGCCAGCGCTGCGCGCTGGCCCTCAGCGGTCAACGCGATCGGATGGGCAGCGTCGAACTCACGCACGCTTGTGCCGACTACACGCTTGTTCTTTTGGATCTTCTCTGCGGCGATTTCAGTGCGGCGCGTAGCGGCCTGCATGACGCCCACAGATGCATCAAACGCGGATAGCTCACGCGATTGCGTGGGCTGTTCCTGCATGCGGATGCGCGCATTCTTGGACGTGCAAGAAACGCAGAGGCCACCTGGGAAAAAGTAGACGGTGGTTTCACCGCAGAACGAGCAGGTGCCGTCAGCCACGATAGAACTCCATGGCAGCATCACGCGCACCAGCAGCAGCGGCGCGCGATGCGAAATAGCTCTGTTCGACAGCATTGCCATTGACGACGATGGTCAAGACGTAGATGCGGGGACCGCCCTGCACTCGGGCGGGCGAAATCATCCATGCAACAGATCGAGAGTCAGCCACGGCGCACCTCGCGATATGCGATTGCGACCAGCGCGGCTTGCTCAATTTGCGCGACCATCGCGGCGTGCTTGCGATCACGCACCCAGCAGGCGAGGCGGACTAGCCCGAAGCCAACGGTCAGCGCGGAGGCGCTGAGCAGTGCGAGTGCGTGTGTGTCCATGAAGCCCCTATCCCCTGCCCCTTGACCCGGGCCCCGGAGGGGAACCGGGGGGCGGGGTGTGGTCCACAAGGACGACACCAGCGCATGTAATCTAATCGGACCACATCTTGTCAACCACGAGGACACCATGGCAGCTGTAGACGAGCTACTTGACAAAGTTAAGGAGAGTTGCTCTCTCCCGTCAGATATGGCTTTGGCGACCAAAATGGGAATTCAGCGCCAGCTGCTTTCTAAGGCGCGAATGGGCGACAAGCCGCTGTCAGATGAACGAATTGCGCAACTCTGCGCGATGGCAAAGCTCGACGGCGGATCGTGGATGGCAAGAATTCACGCAGAACGAGCGGGCACGCCGGCAGAGAGAGCGCTATGGCGATCAGTGTTGGACAGGCTAAGCGCGGCCGCCGCGGTGGTCGCGCTGGTGGTACTCGCGGTGCACACAGGAGCGCATGAGGCGGCCGTGGTGGCCTTCTCCCCCCTGGTAATGACAGACCCTCTATACATTATGCGAA